AAACATTACAGCAAACTTAAATGCCAATAATGCTACTGTCAATAACCAGTTGACAACAGACACTCTAACAGTAGACGCAGATGCTACTATTTCAGGTAACGCAAATATATCAGGTGATTTTGAATTAACAGGAAATGCATTATTCTCAACTGATGCAAACGTATTAGGAAACCTTACTACAACTGACTTGTTTGTTGCTAACTCAGCATCAATCGATTTAGATTTAACTGTTTCCGGCAATGTCAATGTAACTAATGACATAACCGCAAACAACATAAGCGCAAACAGCGCATCATTCACGGATGTAGATGGCAATGGTAGAGGATTAATATCGTTAAATGCAAGCAATATCGACACGGGAACACTAAGCCAAAGCAGATTAGCAAACAGTTCATTGACTGTTAACGGTGTAGAAATTGCATTAGGAGAATCAAATGTTATCACTGCAAACACTACAGAATCACTAACACCTGGTGATTATATTGTAGGTAGTGTGTTTGACGGTGGGACGGCTAGAACTTGGGATATAGATGCAACATCTCTCTCTACTGCTGAAAAAGTAGTAGCCCGTGACGCAGACGGAAGTTTTAACGCAAATGTTGTGACTGCTAATTTGTTTACAGGAACTCTTACTACACCTTCGCAACCTAATATTACAAGCGTGGGCACACTAACTTCATTAAATGTTTTCGGCAACATTTCAACTACAGGAAACTTAAGTGCTACTAATATTGATGGTGGAAATTTAGTTAGTGCAAACTTCTTTACTGGAACACTAACAACTGCATCACAACCTAATATAACAAGCGTTGGTACTCTAACATCGTTGGATGTTACAGGTAATGTAAGTGCAAACAATGTAAGTGCAAATGCTGTTACAGGAACTACTTTAACTGGATCGCTTATTACAGCATCACAGCCCAACATTACTAGTGTTGGCACACTAACTTCATTAAGTGTCACAGGAAATGTAAGTGCAGGAAATATTAATGGTGGAAATTTAGTTAGTGCAAACTTCTTGCAAGGTGATGGTGGTTTAATATCTAATTTAGCAATTCCTAATGGAACTTCTATTATAAATGGAACTTCTGAAGTAGTTGTAGACTTAAACGGAAGTGCAAGATTTACAATTGACGGTGTATCCAACGTTTTAGAAGTAACTAGTACTGGGGCATCATTGGCTGGAAACTTATCTGTTACAAATATTTCAGGTTCAGGTGCTTCGCTATCTTCTCTTAATGCTAGTAACTTAACAACTGGAACGGTAGCTAGTGCAAGATTAAGTGGCTCATACAATATTACTGCTAACACAGCAAATAGATTAACTACTGGTAGATCGATCAATGGCACCGTGTTTGATGGCACTCAAAATATAACGACTTCTAACTGGGGAACTGCTAGAAACATTACTATTGGTGCAAGAACTAGGTCTGTCAACGGTAGTACTAATCTCACATGGTCATTAGCAGACATCGGTGCCGCTCCAGCAGGAAGCTATTTAACTTCTGTCAACTTGGGAAGAACAGAAGGTACAACTTCTGTAACTATAACCAACACAGGCGGCTCAGACGTTACAATAAGAGACGCAACTACCGGTCGTGCAGGATTAGTGACTACGGGAAACCAAACTTGGAATGGTACTAAAACTTCTACAAACTTTGTTGCTACTTCTGATGCTAAACTTAAAGATAACATTGAAAGTTTAGACGCTGATGAGTGTTTAGAAAAAATCTTAGCACTAAGACCAACTTCTTATAATTGGAAAGATTCAGGTGAGTATGATACTGGTTTAATTGCTCAAGAAGTTAAAGAAGTTATTCCTCACAAAGTTCACACAACAGAAGAGGGTACGCTTGCGTTAGCGTACAGTAAGTTGGTAGCTGAGTTGGTTGGTGCCGTACAAGCACAAAATAAAGCAATCAATTTATTAAAAGAAGAAATTAAAGATTTAAAAGGTCGAAACTAAATGGCTAGCCCTACAGGTTATACTAGGCTAGGATCAGCAGATTTTTATAGATTTGCTGCCGGAGTAGTACCTAGCCAACACGGAATTGTTCTTGGCCCAGGCGATATTAATTACAACACAGGAACTGCCGGACAAACAGCCAATGAAAAATTTATTAACTTATGGAACTCAGGTGGTTTTACTGTTTTGGTTTCCGGCACGGGTGGTCCAGGCGATGGCATTCAACGATTGGGTACTTATCGATTATTGGCAACTGCATACATAGAAATAAGATACGGTCCTCCTCCTCCCGACCCAACACCTTTGACATCGACTCCTCCTATTGAATTAACTAGTATTCAAAATGCGTTTGGTGCATTTTCTCTTGACAATGCGAGGGCAATTGCAGGATTTGGCTCTCCGATTGGTATGTTAGATTTTCTAGGAGCAACTCCTCCTACATTCCCTACAATTGAACGACAGGTTGTAGATCCAAGCGGCATAAGTGGATTTTCGTGGTCACAGGTAGGAAGTTATGCTTCTACTGATTTCGGAGACAGTTCAGTGACCCCAGTAGGTTTTGGTTTTGGTCCTGGCTCTCCGGGCGATTATCGCGGAGGCAGTGTCATACCAACTAATTCTGTCATCTATTCAATTACAATCCGTGTCTTTAATGGTGGCCAAGTAGGCGCTACCTCCCAAACATTGTTGGCTGCGGCTGACTTTTGGCTTGAAGATCCAAATTTTACTAGCTTCTTAGAGTAACACAAAAATCAACACCTTTTGATAAATACATTTATAATACTCTCATGGGGAGAGTTTATGCGGCACCCACCGCGTAGCGGAATAGAACCCGCAAACAATATAGGAGAAAACAAATGGGACGTCCTTTAAAAATCGCAAAAGCGCAAGCAGTCGTTATCTTAACTGCAACTAACGCATCTACTGATGCTGTAACAACATCTGCAAATTTAAATCTTTTAGGTGTTATTCCAGGAATGCCTTTTATTCCTGCCGCTAACATCGGTGGTTTAGTAGCAGGTACAACATATTGGATTCTTGAAGTTCTATCGCCAACTACTTTTACAGTATCGGCTACAGACTTAAGTGCAAACCCTGATCGTACAAAAGTTGATTTATCTGCAACTACAAGCCAATCAGTACTGGCTACAGTAGCACCAGTTGACTTAGGATTTAACAATCCAGCTGGTAGTGCAAACACATATTCAGTTGTTGGTGGTAACACTCGTATCTATGGTAATCAAGTTCTTGCTAATATTTGTATTGGTCAAGAAGGTGTTGGTTTAATTACGTGTACCGATGACAGTGCAAACATCTCAGGTGAAGGTACTGCATTTGACGAATTAAACGATGGTACTATTGTGTACACTGTTGATGGAACTATTCTAGGAACTATTGACGATGTTGCAAATGCTACTGCTAACACAGCAACTTTTGCTGCCAACGCAACAGCTAATGTATCAAACGTAGCATTCGTATTTGGTCTACCAGAAGATGGGTACATTGTTCGTCAAAAAGGTAAGCAAAAATATCTAGTAAAAGGTTTGTCAACAGGCTTAACAGGTGCATGTTTCACTGCTAATATTGCAAACACAGCATTGTTGCCAAACACAATGTCTATCACTGCAACTTACGCTAATACAGATACGCAATTAGTTCAATCATTGTCTGATCACAATGCTGAATTGTTTACTGCAAACTCTGGTCCAGTTGCAACTGGCAACATTGTACTAGAAGACGCAGACCCAGCGTTTGTTACATTTAATAGTGCTGAAGCCGCTAACGCAGCCGCAGGTATCCCTTACCCAATCGTAACTATCGACAAGTCGTAAGAGGTAATCTGAAATGGCCACAGCATCAACAGCAACAGAGAAGCAACTTAAAAATGCTGAAACTGAAATTGCCGTGCTTCAAGTACAGTACAAAAATCTCGATGAAAAAGTCGATGATTTAAAAACTGACTTGAAAGAAGTAAGAGAAAATATTGTTAGCACAACTGAGAGCACTCAGAAAATGCTAAGAAGTTTTCAAGAAGGAAATAACAAGGCTCATGTAGACCTTACAACAAAAATTTCTGCTTTAGAAAAGTGGAGATGGATGATGATGGGAGCAGGCGTTGTTATAGGGGCATTAGGCTGGCCGGCATTAGCACAACTTTTAGGCATGTAATAATAGGGGCTTCGGCCCCTATTATTTTACTAACATCTGCAATTTATCTATAACAATATCAATATTAACAGTAGAAAATAAACCAGGATGTAAAGGTTTGGGATATGAATCTTCTTTCACCCAAGCATAACCTGAATGTTCGCTATTAAGTTTAGGAATAAACTCATCATCTACTTGACAGAAAAAAGTATGATAAGTAAAAGTACCATTCGTAAATTTTTGAATAGGTATTAGTTTTAAATCTGAACTAAAGTATCCAATTTCTTCAAGACATTCACGCTCAACACCTTCTAGTAGTGTTTCTTTTTTTTCTATTTTACCACCAGGTATACTCCAACTTGGGTTTTTAGAATCAGTTCTTAATAGATAAAGATATCTACCTGTGTTTTTACTGTAAAAGAAAATTCCTGCGGCTGTTTTCATTTAGATCACAATACTGTAGTCGCCTTCGCCATAAAAACCTTCGTAAGACTTGACCCAAATTTCTTGTTCAGGTACATATCTGTATTGAATTTGTGTTTTTAAGTTTGTTACAAACTGTACTTCTTGTGCTTGTGAAGCATCAAACGCTATTACCCACTTGCTTTGTGCGGCATCGTATTCAATTATGTCGTTTGCTTCTGCTACTAGATCGCCCCATGCTACTGTGGTTGTGTCTTCTGAACCTACATTTTCTACAAGCAAGTATCTTGTTCCATTAATGGGGCCAGGCAACCCTGCATTAGGTCCTGATAGTTGAGGATTGATAATACTGTTAACAGGCGTTAATGTGTTTTGTGGAAGAGTGTCAGGGTCAATGTTATAAATTAAAAATCTACCATCAGTAGGATCAATAACTGCTGTTCCTACAATGTCATCTTCCATGTAAGGATTTTGTAACCATATTTGAGAAATACCCGGCTTGAATGCACCGTATACATTTAATAAACTTTCCCAGTATATACCTGTTTCAGGATTTTCAGGTACATCGAATTCACTGTTAGGTGGATTGAACGTTGAAGCATTTGGCAACAACTGTAATCTATTACCTAACAGCAAAAGTTTATAACCATAAGGTGATACTTTTTGTCTTGTGCCTAATAACAAATCTTCATCTTGAATATCATCAAGTGCTTTACCTTTAAAGATAGAATTAATAACTTTGTGAATAACTCCCATCTTTTTAAGTTTAGCAGAAGTAGTAATCCAGATAGGCATGTAAAACTTCCAAGTCATCACATCAATAGGGTTTCCTGTACCTTGAGGAATCTGTCGAGATGTAAATGTTAAACCATCTTGAAAGACTGCTGATAGCGAAGTCCAATCAATAAAGTTATCTGTACTTTGAATTTCAAGTGCTGGGTTAAACAACGTACCTATTTGCTCAATTAACTGTAGTTTTTGTTGATAATTAGTAGTCCAAAAATCAACAGTCACTCTTAATCTGTAAGGTACTGGCATCAATCTATCGATAGTAAATGCTTGACCCTGCGTTGTTTCATACGTTTGTGTTTCTTCATCATAGGCTCTTTGCCTTACATTGATTTTTGAAACAAAAGATGGTTCTTGGGTTCTGTTTTGTTCGTACTCTAAGCCACTAATATAATAAGTGATTAGAGGTGCACTGGGAAGATTACTAGCACTATTGTTTGCAATAATG